GGTAAGGATCGTCCCTATAAACAGTGACGACTGGTGGTTCATCATCATATCCATAATAACGAATTGATATCCCAAAAAGTTTCATCATTTCTGGGTCAACCTTTTCGTTAATTTCTCTTTTCCAGTTTTTTACCGTTGTTTGAAAATATTCAATTCCGTCATCTGAAAATACACAAATGCGCATGAATGGTGTACTACGCAACTTTCTCATGTATTCGTGTACAGCCGTGGGTAAAGGTGATGTCCTCATGTACACCGATTTAAGGGTATTAATAACGTAGTACCCATGTGAATCACAAATTATATTGACCTGCATTTCAGGGAACCCCTTTATATATGCTTCAAAATCTGCATTACTGGGGAGAGTTGCGAAAATTGGTGTATTCTCACAAATAGTCCCATCATGACGACCAATACCCGGATGTGTGTGAAATGACAATTCAGAATACCATACTCTTTCAATTTCAGAGCCTTCAACACGGTTTCGTTTTTTTGATGTAACAATACTCGGTTTACTAAACTTGAAATTTTTGTACTTAATATTACCAGCATATTCCCATTGTTTGACAGAAGATAACTTACTTACTTCTTTTAAATCATGAACCACTCTACGAGAAAGTTTTATTCTCTTCCTCCTAACTGCCATGTTTGGACGCATGATCGCTAGTTTCATTGATGATCCCTATTATACTTACTTATTTAAATTGGACAACACGCTGAACCAAATTTATCAGCGCTACCGACTTCACACCAAGCTCTCTGTGCTACTGGGTCCGAACCTTTACTTTCAATATTGTCATAATGCGCTTGCGAACAATTTCCACATTTCATGGGGCATTCGGTATCTTTACCAGCAGCTGTCATACCACTACCTGTACCATTCACTGCAAGATTGAAAAGATCACTCACACCACCAACAGGATTCATCAAACCACTGGTGAATCCACCCCAAAAACCCCCAGACCCTTCCGAGCCACCGAATATTCCATTTAAAATGGGTATAGCACATGAAGACGAACAACAAACAGCTAGGAGTATAATTATTGGAGTTGCACCTTTCATGTTTTATAATGGACTTAGAAAATAACCATGAAGTGTAATCATGTATGAAGTTTACACTGATGGAAGTTGTCTCGGAAATCCTGGACGTGGTGGCTGGGGTGTGGTTAGTGATAACTTTAAACTCTGTGCTGGACAGCCTAATACCACAAATAACCAGATGGAGATGACTGCGGTTGTTAAAGCCCTTGAGGAGTGTCTTCACAGAAATTATTTAGATGTACGTATTTACACAGATAGCAATTACGTGAAACAGGGTATCACCCAATGGATTCACAATTGGAAGAGGAATGGGTGGAAAACATCCTCAGGTGGGGATGTAAAGAATAAAGAACTTTGGATTCAGATTGATACACTCCGAGGTCAGATGAAGGAAGTTGAATGGAAATGGGTGAAAGCTCATAACGGAAATCCATTAAACGAGGAGGTGGACAAACTTGCGCGATCATGTGCAGAAAAAAATGTCTAAATATATTAAAATGGGTGTAATTATACACACACCAACGTCTAACATTTATGCTTCTGTTCACACTTCAGAAATAACGATTACGAAGAACTACCGCGAATCTGATGATAGTAATATAATATGTGAATATTCCTTGATGTCAGCGTTTAATGTATTTACGGATGAAGACGATTATAATAACAGAAAGATAGCCCCTACTGAAAATGCCGATATTTATCAAACACATATTAATGTAACTAGTAATACATTTCCATCTGATCCATACGCTCTTCTTTACCAAAAGTTTAAGTTAGGTTTACATTCTTATACTGATGATATTTAAATAAAACTTTAATGTATGGCTTCTCAGAAGGAAACACATCATTGGTGTGAGAAGCAGGAGAAGCTTCTAAAATCCTGGGCCGAACGGGCAGCTGGTTACAGGTGGCTACATAATCATGCGAGATTACATTATAAGAAGCAAAATGACTGGTTGGCATACCCAAGTATTGTTATAGCTTCAATAACAGGTGTTGGTGGTTTTGCTGTTCTCAACCCAAGTGGTAATGAAGATGTATCAATGGAGACTAAGAACAAGATCATGATCGTTCAATATATGTTTGCATTCTTAAATGTACTTGCGGGTATTCTTACGAGTATATCCAAGTTTAGCCAAAGTTCAACGTTAGCAGATGCACATTCTCTCATGTGTGTACAGTATTCTAAATACTATAGAAATATAGATATGGAATTGTCTCTAGATGAAGGTGATCGTACATGTGTTATAGAATTTGTTAAGAAGTGTAGAGAGGAGTATGACCGTCTTTTAGACGACGCTCCAGATATACCCGCTATTTCTATACAGGCTTTCAATATAGAATTTCCAGATCGCACGAATAAACCTGATGTATGCAACGGTCTCAGTATTATCGTCAGTGATGATACTAATTCACAAATTGCGGCGCATACAAGTGTGAAAAGATGGCTGGGTGCATTTAACGCGATAAGGCGTAAAAGTAGAGACGGGGCATCTCAGGATGAACTCCACAGAATGGAGAGTGTTTAAAATTAAATATGATAATATACTAGAAGTAAAATGAGATACATATTGATACTGATTTTACTAATAGTTTGTATGTATGCAACTACAACCAATCACGTCCACTTTATTCAGACGGAGGAGGTTGTTGACAGTGGATTCCATGTGTTTGACGCGTTCAATGATACTGAAATTAACTACATTTTGGGTCTAATTGATTCAAAGAAGTATGTGGATGCTAAGAAGTTTATACACGAACATCCGGTGGTCATAAAAAAACTTCAGACCATCTTGGGTGAAGACTATGTATTTACTGACTATATTTTCTCTATTGAGAAGTCTAGTGTGTCTACATGTCATCGTGATGAGAATGGAACTGTGTTGAACCCCAAAATGAACCACCCTTCATATACAATCATCTTCTTTTTGGAGGAGATGAAGTCATGTCTGGATGTGATTCCCAAGTCTCATAAGGAGAGAAATAAGATTTACATCACTAAATCAATCAAGAGTGTTGGATGTGAACCTGGGCAAGCTGTCCTATTTGACGCAAACCTCATACACTCTGGAGCTATCAATGCAAAGAATGACAACAAGAGGATCCAAATGAAAGTGACCCATAGAGATGACCTAGAAAACATCGGTGAGTTTGACAAACAGTATTACCGTGTGGGTGATGCCTCCAAGGACACTTCCGACAAGAATACCCTCTTTTACAGACGCATGTCTTGCTTTTTACCCGGTATTTCTGATGTTACTGGTAACGGTAACAATATGCCCGAGTTCATGAAGAAGCTCTATAAGAAACTTGTCTATGGTGGTGTGAACAAATATGAACTCAAAGTTGTTGAACCTGAGGACTAATTTTCTAAAGTATTGTAATGGACAGTTGTTATTATTACAGGGAGTACCGACTTCCAAAGGGTAACTTGGATCCTAGTATAGACTGTACATATGTCCTCATCATGCATGACTCTCCTAGGGAGCATCAAATATATCAGCACATCATGAAAGCCCAACCAACTTCAAGGGTTATTTTTCAATACAACTTTGGTTACAAGAAGTGTGAAAAGTCTTTGCGTGAAAACAAACCAAATATTGATTTGGAAGACGCGTATAAAACTGTGTTTAAACATGCACTTGATAATGGTTACAAAAGAACTCTTGTATTAGAAGATGATTGTGAGTTTGATGAGCGTATTAGGGATCCGGAAATTGTTGAAGATTTAAACACATTTTTCATAGAGAAAAATCCTGACATTTATAACTTGGGAACTACATTCGGGTTTCCACTTCCAACAGATGTGATTGCAGGTAAAACACATCAACTCTTAATGTACAATAGTGCTTCACATGCAGATGTGTACAATGAAAAGTTTATGAAGTATGCGATAGATCACGACTTCATGATGGGACATTCGGATTTTGAGACAAATAGACATCTTTCCAAATATACTTACAAGTTCCCACTCGCATATCAAAAAATTGTAGAAACTGAAAATGCAAAAGAAGGTTGGGGTAGTGCTTATTTTTTATTGGATAATCTCATAGTCAAACCATCTGGTATAGAT